AAATGGGAGGTGGATTAGGTGGAGTTTAATGGAGTTCAGTTTACGAAGGAAGAGGTGCTAAGCTATCAACAGTTTGCGCCGAGGACTGAAGGGGCGAAGCTGCTGGCGAAGATGGTGACGGCGGTTGAGAAACCGGCGCAGGCGTTGGCTTTGAGTGTCGGCAGCGATGAAAAAACGATCAGGATTAATCAGGGGGTGTTGCTTGGGTTAGAACAGCTTTGGGGATTGGCGCAAGAATTTGCGAGTATGGATTTGGAGAAGTTTGAGAAGGTTACTGAGGAGGAAGGGGAAGTGCAAAATGACTTGATGGAGGCAGAGGATGTCGGATTCTGAGATTGAATTCGAGGCTCCGGATGACGGAGATATGGAGATTGTGACGCTGGAAGATGGGCAGGAAGCGCCTGATCCAGCTGCGGAAGCTGCTGCTGCGGAGGCTGCGGCAAAACCAGCAAAGGTTGAACTGAGCGCAGAAGAATATCAAGCTCTGCTCAGCGGCAAAGATTCGACTGCGGCGCTTTCGCAGGGATTGAAGGAATTAGGCAGCGTGCTTGCGCCGCGTCCAGCGAATGTTCAGCAGCCGCAACCGGAAACCTACGATGCAAAGCAGTTTGAAGAGGACTTGTTTGTGCCGGGGAAGGGTGCAGCGGCGGTTCAAAAGCTGCTGGATCGAACGGTAGGACAGATTCAGGGGCAAACGGCGGTAGCTTTGCAGGCGCAGAGCAAGAGAATTCTGGCACTCGATCCGAGGACGAAGGATAACTACGCGCGGTTTGAACGGGAAATTGAGGCAAAGGTCGCAGAGTTACCGCCGCAATATAGAGGACTGCCGGATATCTATGAAAGGGTCTACCAGGATACGATTATTCGGAACCATGATGTCTTGGTGAAGGAAGAAGCGGATAAGAGCGTCCAGGGAAAGATCGACGCGGCGGTGGAGGCTGCATTGAAGGCGGCGGGGGTTACGCCGAAGGGTGGCCCGAAGCCGGCTGTGTATTCGGAAGCGACTGTCGGGGCGATTTCGGCAAGGCCGAAGGCTAAGTTGGTGCTGACTAGGGCGGATGTTCAGAATATGGAAGAGAGCATGATGGACCCGACTGATAAGGATCAGGTTAGGGCGTATTTGGATGACAAGCAGCGCAGAAATGCGGGGAGGAAGTAATGGCGGCGGCAGGAATTGAAGCGAAAGTGAAAGAAAATGGTGCAGGTAAAGTGGAACAACCGCAGATTGTGGTTGTTGACGTTGACAGGAGTGATTCCGAGATACTACAGTTGAACTTGGATAAGAAGGTTCAGCTTACTTGGAGCACTGGGTTGTTTCGGAAGCTGGACGAAGCGGTTTGGAAAATGCTTTCACCGGATAATATGAAAGAGTATTTGAAGGCTGAAGCGGTCTTTGACATGGAACAGAAGGCAATCGCTTCGACGAGGGTTAAGGTGCTGACTGATCCGTTCGATCCGATTGAAGGGGACTCGAACTTCAGGCTGAAGATCAGAGCGAGAAGGGGTTGGCATCCGTGCTGGAAGAGTCCGGGGATGGAGTTCGAGGCGGCGATGTCGGGGCCGTACAAGCAGGTGCGGAAGCCGACGAAAGAGCAGATTGAAAAGGGGTTTGAGCCTGGGTATGAGAGCGGCGAAGTTCTGAAGATCATCGATGGAAAGGGCGATGTGGAACTGATCGCGGTTGAATGCCCGGAGGAACTGTTCGAGCAGCATAAGGAATATATCTCGCAGAAGAGTGTGAGAAGGTTTCAGAAGATTACTGAGGACTATGCTTCCGGGATTGAGGATATCAACCGGGGGATGAAGAGGAAGGATGGGCGGATTGTTCCGCTCGATGGTGACGGGAAACCCTTAGTGTAGGGTGAAACGAGAGGGCCATAAGGGGGAAACAGTATGGCAAATATCGACAGGCCGAGCGGCTTTAGGGCTGTAGCGGTGATCGGCGGTGGCGCGATTCCGATGTACCCCGCAAAGGTTAAGATTGGAGTGTCGCTCAGGCCGGGCGATGCAATAATCAAACTGAGCGGCGGTACGGTGGATATTGCGTTGGCAGCCAGCGCGAAGATTTATGGTGTCTGTCAGAGCGAGGTCGTAGGTTCTGCGGCTCTTGAGGACTGTGATTATGTTCCGGCGTTCCCGAACATTTTGTTCGAGGGACAGTGCTCCGGAACGTATACGCCGGTCAACGAGGGTGAGACTTGCGATATCGAGGGCGCGACCGGCGTTATGGAAATTAACGAAGATGCGCAGGTTACTAATGTGGTCCGCTTGTTTAAGCTCGCGGATGAAATCGACAATGCGGCGGGTGCGAATGCCCGTGTGCTGTTTACGTTTGTGTAGGAGGTAGACGATGGCGGCACCGAGCGTTTCTGTCGCGAATACTGGGGCGTTTTCCCAGCTTATTTCGCATGATTACAAGAAGGTATTCTTCGATGAATACAAGAGATATCCGGAACTGTATAAAGCGGTTGCGAATATCTCAAAGATGGATAGTGCCTACGAACGGGAAGGTGAGCTGATTGGGTTTGGCGCTTTGCAGAAGATTGGAGAGGGTCAGCCCATTCCGAGCGATAACCTGCTTCAGGGCAACGCAAAGACGATCTATCCGGAAGACTTCGCCCTTCAGTTCCAGGTTAGCGCGAACATGTGGGATGACGATCAAAAGGGGCACGTCAAGAAGGCGTTCCAGGAACTGAGCAAGGCTGCGGCCTATACGAAGGAACTGAAGTTCTGGGATCTGCTCAATTCCGGATTCGTTACGACCGTTCGGGTTGGTAGCGATTCTGCGGCGCTGTTTAGTGCGCATACCTATCCGGGTGGTTACGGAAGCTTCTCGAACTATGCGGCGAGCGCTGGTTCCCTTTCGATGACGACCTTGCAGGCGGCGCGCCTTTCCTTCGGAAAAATGACCAATAGCCGCGCGATTCCGATCCCGATGGAGCCGCAGATTCTGGTGATTCCGCCTGAGTTGGAAGCGACTGCGGAGAAGCTGATCAAGTCGAAGTACAATCCGGAGAACGCGAACCAGCAGTACAATCCTTTCAATGGGATGCAGTATCTGGTGGTTCCGTACCTGACTTCGACGACCGCGTGGTTCCTGCTGGGCGGAAAGATGGATCACGACCTTCGGTTCATCGTGCGGAAGGCGTTGGCACTGGAAAGCACCGACGACTTCGATACGAGGACCGCGAAGTTCCGGGCGGTTATGCGCATGGTAACTGATTTCATTCGGTGGCAGGGTACGTACGGCAATGCTGGCGCGTAAGGGAGGGCTAAAATGAATATGCCTGAAACGCGCTTTGAAGGCGGGCTGGCGCAGGTGATGATCCCGGCCGTCGGAGCGGCACCTGGAAATGTAACTGCGACGGGAGTGGCACTGACAGATAAGTTGATCGCAGTCCATACGGTTGAATTCGATACCGATGGAGATATTTCAGCGGTAGCCGATTTGACTGCGGAGTTCAGCATAACCGCCGCGAACACGATCAACAACACTGGCGGGACTACGACAGCCGACAAACTGGTCTTGGTTCAGGTAGCCAAGCAGGTAGCATAAGAATGGGGGCCGAAAGGCCCCCGTTTCCTTGGGGGATACATGGTCCCGAAAGAAGAAGCAATAAATACAAATGTCTATGATTCCGGCCTCGTTCCGAATGTACCTGGGACGAAAGGCTCTTTTCAGTTTTTAAGAAGTTACGAATGCACAAAATGCCGGTCGGTTTGGAAAGAAAATCAGGTTGTTATGTTCCGAGGAAAACCGTATGGCGTTCCTTGCGGATGTAGCAAGGATATAGAGAAGCTTGCAAGCGGAGGAAAATGATGGCGGTAACATATAAAGGAAACATGGTTTTGTTCGGCGCGCAGGCGGATGCGATAACTGGCCAGAAGTTTATCCAGGCTGCAACGCTGGATCATTCTGCTGCGACAAACGCAACGTTGACTGATACCGCAGGGACCGCTTTTTGTACGCTGCGCGTTGGCGCTGGCTTGGCGCCGGACCGGATGTATTTTGATCCGCCGATCAAGGTTGACGGAGTTATTGCGTCGGTGCTGGCTGCTGGCGTTTTGCGTATTTATCTGGCCTAGGAAGAAGCATGACCGCACAAGAAATGATCGTGCAGGTATACGAGGACACTGGCGAGGACAGCCGGAATTGCCCGTATACTGATGTCGATGATCCAACGACATTTTCGATTGCCGCTGCCGGATCGATCAAGATTTTGGCTAGGCTCAATCAGGGCTTGGTACGGATCGCGAATTGGCGCTTTAGAGACGGCGTTGTCCTTCGGCTGCGCGGATTATTGACGAAAGCGTATGCTGCTTTGGGTACTCCGTACAGCGGAGATGTTGTTTCAGCGACCGATACGACTGTTACGATTCCTGGGCTGGGGTCGGATTATGATGGTGAATTCGATGGCTGGATTATTGAAATAACCGCTGGAACTAGCATAGGTGAAACGAATAGGATCATAAGTTCGGTTGTTAGCGGTGCGAACGTTGTCTGTACGGTAGCTGAAGAATGGACCACGAATCCTGATGCAACGAGTGACTTCGATTTGTATAAGAGCTTTGCTCGATTTGTGAAGTCTGCTGCGGAAGCGGATGCTGCGTACCATATTGCTGTTCATCCGATAACAGAGTTGGCGGATGTCATTGCAATCAAGGATGTTGCGCAGGGCATTGAGCTTGAGAAAACATATTTTAACGAGAAGTTTACGTCTTCGGAAGGTGCGGCTGGTACGCCGACACAGTATTGGGTTTATGGAAATCAGATTAGGTTTGATGTTGCTTTGAACGAACGCAGAACGTACGAGATCCTTTATGTGCGGCAACCTGTGGCTTTGGCTGCTGCGGCGGACATACCGGATATTCCAGAACAGTATCATGAAGCAGTTGTTCTTTGGGCTATACACAGTTTCCAGAGAAAGGTCCAAGACTTTGAAAAGGGATATGCAACAAAAAGAGAGATTGAGGACCTCATGATGATGCTGCGCCCACAAGGTCAGTTTGAGAATGAGTTTTCGGCTGGTGGCTTGGTCATTTACGGATAGGAGACAAATATGGCAACCTGGAATGCTGCGTTTAATGCGAGCCCTGCGGGCGGTGATAATCCGTCTCAGGGCGACGATAAGATCAGAGAATTCAAAGTCGCTGTATATGATCGTGTTGTTAAGGAGCATAACTTTGATTTGACTGAGGGCGGCGCGCAGCCGCGCCAAGGACTTCATAAGGCTGGGTCAGCGGTTGCTTTTCATCAAGCGTCTGCGCCGACGCAGCGAAATGGCGTTGCTCTTGGCGCGAATGACGCTGGCTTGATTTGGGTGAATTCGACGACAGGCGTTTGGTATCGCTGGAGCGGAAGTGCTTGGGTAGCTGTTACGGTAACTACAGCTGAACAAATTACAAGTACAGTCGCGACTGGTACTGCTCCATTAGTTGTAGCATCAACAACCCTCGTTGCTAATTTGAATGCAAGTCAACTGAGTGGGTATACTGCTACTCGTGTAGGGAATGGTTATAGATATTTGCATGGATATAAACATGGTAGTAATGTTCAAAAACTAGCCATTTTCTCAGAAATGGGCGCCGTTGTAGCCTCAGTAGTTGATTGGGTGCCTGTAAGCGGAAGTATTGGAAACGGCGCTGGAGTAGCGTACTATATGTTTATAGCTTCGTTTGCGTATCGAGCAGGCGCACACACAATAACTCTATACGGCCTTGGGTATTACCCTAATGCTAGTAGTCCTATTATGTCCGCAACATCAATCGCTATCACAGATAGCGATACAGATGAATTTGACGAAGTAAGTCTGGCGTGGTAAATGACAAATTATTCTGATCCAGCTTGGGTAGAATTTGAGCAGTTTGATGCAACAACTGTTGCTCGGCCGAGGGATGATTTTGCGTTTCGATATACACAGTTATTTACCGGAGGTTTAAGGTACAAACCAGGTGAGATTGTTTACAATGAAACGGATAAATTAGTATATGTTTGCATTAAAGCAACATCGGTTATAAACGATATTGCTCCGGATTATGCCGATACAGATTCTAATGCATATTGGACTTGGGTTGCGGGAAGTATAAGCAGCGAAGTTTCTGGAAGAGGTCGGTGGACGAAGTTCGCTGATGGGACGCTGATACAGCATGGAAATAGGACAGATGTTGAGAATTCTACCGTTGAAAATAAGATTAGAGCTATAGTATTTCCAATTAGTTTCTTCGACGACGGCGAACCAGTTGATATTAGTTTTTCAATAGTAAATAGCTCATATTCCACTAAAATATATAACCAAGTTGTAGCAAACGCTACATACGTTGGGTGTAACCTTGTATTTTATTTGGCGGATTCTGCATCAAGAACATTTACAAGAAGCTGGATTGCTATTGGTAGGTGGAAAGCATGATGTACCAGATACAACTAAAAGCTAAAGGAGAGAAAAACGTATGAAAGAACTTTGGGTAGGAATAGCGATCGGGGCAGGGTCAGTATTGGTGGTGTCAATTGTAGTTATTGTTTCGGGTTTTTTGCGGACTCTGTTTCAGCTTCCAAAACTTGTCCAAAGTGTACGAAGCGGCGTCGAATGCTTGCTTGACGGGCAGATGAAGCACACGCAGGTTACTTCCAAAGTCATCGAAGTTCAGCAGGCTTCGCTGGAATTTATTAGAGACAACCGAAACAACGGCAATATAACTTCAGCTTTGGAGCAGAATGCGAAGGCGAAAGCAGACTGCGAAGATATCTTGGTAGGAACGCAAGAATTTCTGGTTGAAAAGTTTGCAGGAGAGAAAGCATGAAAATGTTTGAAGGCATTCAGACCTTTTTGGAAGAAGGCGGTGATGCGGCTTGTTATGCGCTTGATATATTGAAGATCGCTGAGAAAGTTACAAACAAAGATTTCGATGTCATCGCTACTTTATGCACTTGCATCAATAAAGGGTTTATTTATTACAATTGGAAAAACGCGGACGACGATGACAATTTCTTCATGAAAAATCCGGCAGCTATGCTTTCGTTTCTTACCGGGAAACGTTGGACTGTCACGAAAGAAAGCGCGAATTATGTTTTGAAGCCGGATGAATATGCTGTTGATTACTGGCAAAAGCCGGATTCGGTGCTGGGGCATTTTAGGCTTCCAGATTGGGATAGTCTTAAAGATTCAAAGACTGCCAAGGTTGGAAAGATCACTTCAAGACGAATATTCAGGCTTGCGAAATAGGGGGTTCTTATGAGCACTTTGAAGAGGATTTGGAAAACAATTTTGAATTGGTTGGATGACTGGTTCATTTATGCTGTGACGCTTATATCGGTTATGTTTTCTAGTCAATTCGACGCGCTTAAAGCTGGCGAACCTATTACGCTGAATATTACGTCAGGCGTATTTATTCTTTCAGCGTTAGCAGCACTTGGAATAACCGCGTATTCAGAGTCTTTGAAGAAAGATACGGACGGCACTGTAGACAAATCGCGCGAAGGCAGAAAACGCAACTTTTGGAGCAGAGTTGGAAAAGGAATAGCGTTCGGCATCATGTGGCCACAGATCCTTGAGTTGTTTCTTAAATAGGTATAGAATAAGGAGTAATGAGGTGGAAACAGAGGGATGCGCTGATGGAAGATTTGCAAGATTCTCTCATCGATGCCGGTTGGGCACTCCCTTCTGTAGCTAGGCTTTCAAAGAGGATATCGGCTAGGAATGGAGCTTCTGCGGAAATCGTAGAAATACTGAGGGAAGTCAAAGAGGTGGAAGAATGCAGTCCTGGAAGCCGCCAAGCAGTAGACAACTGATTTCGATACGACCTCTCATCAAAGGAATTATTCGCGATGTTTCTCCTCAGATGATCCCTGTTGAGGGATTTTACGATATTGAAAATATGATCATAACCGATAGGGGTTTGGTTCGTAGATCAGGACTTGTTCGCCTCGGTTCTGGTGCCGACGCAATATCGTATAGAGTACAAGACGTTCTTGCGGCTTGGCGTGAAGATAGTAGCAAGCCTATAGCGTTGATTACCAATAAGGCGCTTTTTGATTTTGTGCCTTTGGTTGGAGCAACTGAGGTTCCTTGGAACTACTCCGCTGGGACAATATCGGTCAGCGGCGGCATTGTGACTGGAAGCGGAGTTGCATTCCTAGCGAACGATATAATGGCTGGAGATGTGGTTCGGACTGTTGACGGTGAAGCGATGATAGACGCTGTTCTTGATGCTGATGAACTTACGCTTTTGAGTGGCGGCATTGTTGATGGCGCAGGGCAATCTTACTATATTCAGCGCGGCTTCGGCCCAGGGAACAATGTGTTTGTCGATTCAGTTGTTGTTGGCAAAGCCGCAGGTACATTGTACGGTGGGCTTGTTATTGCTGACGGAAAGCGCTCTTTACTCCGCTGGGACCCCGACGCTGGAACGTTAGCGTATTGGACAACTAAGAATCGAAATATGCTGCCACAGGATGTTGCTTGGTCATATTCGAACGGCACAATTGATATTTCTGGGACAAGTGTAACTGGATTTGGCACAGATTTTATTACCGGCGATATACATGCCGGTGATATTGTTGTATTAACTGACGGTAGCGAAGGTGTTGTTGACACGGTAGCTGGAGGGTTCCAATATTCAGATGGAACACTAACTGTATCTGGTACGACTGTGACAGGGTCTGGAACGCAGTTTGTCACTGCGGGTGTCACTGCTGGCGACAAAATAAGGTTAGCAGACGGGACCGAAGGAACTATTCAAACCGTAACTGATCTTGATTCTTTAGTTCTTAGTTCAGCTACATTAACTGCTGGAAGTGGTTTTTCATACATAATATACAGACCTACGGACCTTGAATTAATAACACTTGTAGCAGATACATTAGAAGATGCAACAAGTTCAACATACACAATATATCGGCCTTCTATACCGTTCGTTCCAGATTGCGTTGCGTTCTTTATGGATAGGATTTGGGTTGCATCAACCTATGATGCTGCTGACGGCTATAAACGACAGCGAATTCGTTGGTCAGATTTAGCCGACACTTCTGATTTCAGTACAACGACAAATTACATTGATCTACCGTATTTGCGCGGGCCTATAATTAGGCTCGTGCCGATGGGGGATAGACTTGTTGCGTATTTTACTGATGGCATATTTGTCGGAATACCGACAAACTATCCGACCTTGCCACTTCGATTTGAAAGAGTTGAAACTGGCGGAATAGGATTGGTTGGACAGAAAGCTGTTGTTCCTTGGGTCGGTGGGCATTTCTTTGTGGGAAAAGATGGCATATACTGGCTCGCTTACGGCTCGGCTGCGATAGAGCAGGTTGGAATAAAGATATTTGATGATGCGCTCACGGCTGTCTCAAATCCAGCGTATATTACGGCTACGGCGGATCCAAAAACAAAGTCTATTATATTCGGATTTCCGGGCGCTGGAGAGACAATAGAAAAGCTTTGGTATTTCCATGTTGTACACAAGGCTTGGAGCACTTCTAAGATAGCAACAGACTGTCTAGCTATTTTGCAGTATGTAAAGTCCACCACGTGGGACGCTCTTACAGGAACCTGGGATACCCTTGATGCCACGTACCCATCTTGGAGTTCGTTCGGTGCTTCAGTTACGGACGAGGTACTTGTTTTTGCAAACAATGGTTCCTTGTGGATCGAAAACACGATGTCGGACTCGGATTATGGAACAGACCCGATTCCGGTTCTGCTAGAGACTGGCGACCTTGACTTCGATGCGCCAGACATAAACAAGATCGTAACGAGGTTTGGAATTCGGGTTTCCAGGCAGGTTGGTTTTGATAACGCGATAGATTTCATTGTTAGAGGATCAACGAATAAAGGCCGAACGTGGAAAAGCCTAGGAACTATTTATATTCCGGCAGGGCAGGATGAAGGCAAAGCTGATTTTGCGATATCGGATTCGACGATACGCTTCAGGTTAACGTCTACAACTATTTCAGCAGGTTACGAACTTATTGAAGAGAACATAGGTGTTGTCGGACTCGGCGATGAATTGGCTCTTATAGATTAGGAGGAACATTGACTATTCACGGATTTATCAGCGACGATTTGGTTAAACGACTTTGGGAAAAACTTCCAAAAGGAAACGTCGAATGGGCCAAATCTGACGGGCAATCGTTTGAGACTTTCAATTCGGCGTTGAAGAACAGTCCTATTGTGATTGAGCTTGATTTCGGCTATATTAGAGTAGAAAGATTCATATACGGCTACGAAGCCGTGGTTCATGGAGCTTTTTGGAGCAAAGACGCATTTAAGAACAAAGATGAAATACTAGCTGCGGCAAATCGAATAAAGGAACTGTGCAAGGCGAAGCGGTTGAAGGTTCTTATACCAGCACGGCACAAAAGCCTTCAGCGGTTTCTCAGTGGCTTAGGACTTGAACATCTTGGATACGGGTTTATGACGAGAGATATTGAAGGAAAACAGGTTTCTGGTGACCTTTGGGTATTACGGATGGAGGGCTAGTATGGGTTCTAAAACGAGCGAAATAAGCGACCCCAGCGATTATCAGTTTCTTGATCCAACTGGGCAATACGGTGCTGCGACGGATTTTATGCAGAACCAGTACAACCAGAATGCGCAG